GATCATCACGAAAGAATCAAGGTGGTCATACACTGCACGCAATGGCAGTCATTACGGCCTAGGGCAAATGAGGTCTAAGCACTATCGTGACCTTGACCCATTCAGACAGATTGACGCAACGATTCGTTATAATCAAAAGCGTTACTTGACCCAGTGCAATGCTTGGTCATTTCATTTGAAGCATGGGTACTACTAATGACAAGCGCACTCAAAGACAACGGCAGCACTGGCAAGTGGCGCAAGATACGAGCACGGATACTGCAACGGGATTCATATACATGCCAGCAGTGTGGTGGTGAGGGCAATTCGGTTGACCACATAGTCCCAAGACTTGCTGGTGGTGGTGACGAAGACTGGAATCTGCAAACTTTGTGCGGAAGTTGCAATTCTGCCAAAGGGGGGCGGTTTTTTTACACACCGCCGACACCCCTGACCCTTTCTTGGCAAGATTTGCCCCAAAATGCCTCAAGAAGCCTCGAACATGAGTAGGAAGGTCACAGAAGGTCACATACTGCCTGAGAAGGTCTTAGATAGGCTCACAACGGTTTTGGGTAGGGACACAGAACGCGTTTTCGGGGTTTCGACGCCTAGAATCCACACGCCGCTGAACGATTTGCCTTCACGCGGGGGCGAACTTATAGATTTGGCTACCAGCCTGAACGTTGACCTTATGGAATGGCAAAAATTCTACTTAATCCACTCACACAAAGTGAAGCCTGACGGGCGGTGGGCTACGCCTTTAAACGTGTGCGTGGTCGCACGTCAGAACGGCAAATCATTTTTGCAACAGATCAGAATTCTTGGAGGTCTTTTCCTATGGGAAGAACCGCTGCAAATTGGGTCGGCGCACAGATTGGCGACAAGCCTTGAACAATTCCGTGCGCTGGTGTCCTTAATTGAGGCAAACGATTCTTTGGCAAAACAAGTCAAACGTATCCGCTGGGCGCATGGGGCTGAAGAAATTGAGACGATCAACGGAACACGGTTCATGGTCAAGGCAGGCGGTTCAGCTGCGCGTGGTGTCTCTCGACCTGAAACGATTCACCTTGACGAATTGCGCGAAATGAATGACTTGGAAAGTTTTGCCTCTTTGCGATACACCCTCATGGCAGCACGCAACCCGCTTGTCATGGCCTACACAAACGCGGGCGATTCCAGCAGCGTTGTTTTGAACGCATTTCGGGAAAGGGCGTTGGCGAAGATCGCTGGGGCTGAAGATGAAATTGGCTACTTTGAATGGTCTGCACCGACTGACGAAATCAGCGTGGAAAATGCACGGCACGCCAATCCAGCAATGGGAATCACAATTCATGAAGACAATATCAAGTCAGTGTTAAAAGACCCGCCCGACGTGGTCATGACTGAGGTTTTGTGTCGGTGGGTTGTGGCAATATCTTCCGCGGTTGATTCGGCTTCATGGGGTAATTGCTTGGACAAAGACGCAGACCTAGACCCTGAGAAATTGACGTGGTTGGCGATTGACCTTTCACCTGACAGAAAACATGGAAGTCTTGTCGCCGCCCAAAAATTAGGCGCGGAAACATTTGTGGTCAAAATGCTGCACACATGGGCAAATGACTTGCAATTGGACGATAAGGCCATTGCCAACGATCTTGCAGACTATGCCCGCAGGTATCCCGTCGAATACGTCCTTTACTCGCGCAAAACCAGTGGCGCGGTCGCAGCACGCCTTGCACCAGCAGGAATTCCAATTTTTGACATGGACGCGTCCTATCCGCAAAGTTGTGACGAATTATTGTCGGCTATAAATTCGGGTAGGTTAAAACATAGGGGTCAAGCACAGTTAACTGATGAAATCTTGTCAGCGGTGCAATTGAGACGTGGTGACGGTGGTTGGGTGATTGGTAGGCGCGCAAGTCAAGCCGTTGTTTGTGGCGCAGTTGCCACCGCGCTGGTCACACACTTCGCGACACGCCCAGAGAATGATCTAGACATCATGGTGGGTTGAAGGTATAAGCCTGCCACAATTCGGGCATGGGATTTTTCGATTTATTCACGCCACGGGTTGCAGCTGCCGTTCCAGCTGCACCCTTGGACGTTGACGCTTCACTAGCACCTTACTTTACAGAAAATAACAATTTTTATTTTTATGGGATTCAAAGTGCCAACCGCGCTGAAGCAATGAGCGTGCCAACAGTTGCACGTGCGCTTGGAATTATTCAAACCATTTCTTCATTACCAATGCACACACGAAATGAAGCCACGGGCGAGAAGATTACGCAACCGCGTGTTATCAACCAGCCTGACCCAAGAATTCCGGGTTCTACATTTTGGGCGTGGATAATTTCCGATTTGTTCTTCCATAACGCGGCTTATGGTTACGTTATGGAACGTTATGCGGACACAGGAAAAATTCGCGCAATGGAACGTGTCGCACCTGAACGTGTCTCAATTACAACAAACGCCAATGGAACAGAGATAGATTCTTACGAAATTGACGGCACACCAATTGACCCAACAAATTTAGTTGTTTTTCCAAATACGCAGGAAGGTTTGCTTGCGCGTGCAGGTCGCACAATCAAGGCCGCTGCTGCGCTTGAAAAGGCTTCAATGAATTTTGCAAATGAACCAATTCCACAAATGGTTTTGAAATCAAATGGCACATCACTGCCAGCAGATAGAGTTGCAAAACTTTTGTCTTCATGGCGTACCGCCCGAAGCAACAAATCAACCGCTTTCCTTAATGCTGACGTTACCCTGGAGACAATTGGGTATGACCCAAAGAATTTGCAGCTGAACGAAGCGCGCAATTACGTTGCCCTTGAATTATCACGCGCATGCGGTTTGCCAGCGTATTTCACTGATTCGCAGCAATCAAGTTTCACGTATTCCAACGCCTTGGACAAGAGGCGCGACCTCGTTGATTTTGCTTTTAGAAATTACATGTCCATAATTGAACAACGCTTGTCATTTGCTGATTTTACACCAGCAGGCAACAGGGTCATGTTTGATCTAGACGATTTCTTGCGTGGCAATCCTTATGAGCGCGCGCAAGTCTATGAAATCTTAAATCGTATCGGCGCAATGTCGGTCGAAGAAATACGCGAGGAAGAAGACATGCTGCTATGAAAAAAGTAATCACACCAATTGCAATCACGGCTGCTGATTCAAACAGTCGCACAATCACTGGACGCATTGTGACATTTGAGGAGACTGGAAACGCCTCAATTGGCAAAGTGCAATTTGCTGCTGGGTCAATCCAACCAACTGCAGTTTTGCTTAACCTCGAACACGATCGCACACGCAGAATTGGCAAAACACTTTCAATCCAAGCAAATGACAAAGGAATTGACGCCACTTTCAAAATTGCTAACACAACTGCGGGAACTGACGCACTTGTTGAAGCACAAGAAGGTTTGCGTGACGGTTTTAGTGTTGAAGTTTATTTTGACGAATACGAAACACTTAAAGACGGAACAGTGCGCATTTTAAAAGGTGAAATGACTGGTGTTGCATTGACGTCAGAACCAGCCATTCGTTCAGCGCGCGTTGCAGAAGTTGCCGCCACAGAAGGCGAAGAAGAAATTTCAGATTCGACAATCGAACCTGAAGCACAACCAACAGAAGGAGAAGACGAAGTGGAAGACACCGTCAAAGACGCTTCAACCGCCGAAACGGTAGAAGCCGCCCAGTCAGTAACCGCAAACGTGAATGCTGCGGTCGGTGGTTGGACAACTAAGCCACGCTTAGAGTTCACTGCCGCAAAGTATCTAGAAAACACAATCCGTGCTTCAATGGGTGACGAAAATGCTCGTCAGTACGTTGCAGCCGCTGACGACACAACAGACAACGCTGGACTTGTTCCAACACGTCAGTTGACTGAAGTTATCAACGGACTTGCAAACTCAACACGTTCAGCAATTGACGCGATTTCTCGCGGTGTATTGCCTGACGCTGGAATGTCATTTGAAATTCCAAAAATCACAACAATGCCAACAGTGGCTGAAACTGCCGAAGCAGGCACACCTTCAGAAACTGATCAGGCTTCAAGTTTCCTATCAGTAACAGTCAAAAAGTACGCAGGGCAACAGACATTCTCCGTCGAATTGCTTGACCGTACTTCACCATTGTTTTTCAATGAGTTGTTGACAAATATGTCAGCTGCTTACGCAAAGGCAACAGACCTAGCCGTTTATACTGCACTTGCTTCAGGTGCAACCGCAGACGCAACAACACTGACAACATACCCAACTGCTTCAGAATTGCTTGGGTTTGTTTCACGCGGTGCTGCTTCAGTTTATTCAAACACACAGGGATTTGCTCGCAACATTCTTGCAAACACATCACAGTGGGCAAACCTTATGACATTGAACGATTCAGGTCGTCCAATCTACATGGCAAGCAATCCTTCAAATTCTGGTGGCGTTGTGCGCCCTGACAGTATTCGTGGGAACGTCGCTGGTCTTGATTTATTTGTGACGGCCAACGTACCGTCAGCAAATGACACAGACAAAGACGATTCAATGCTAATCATTAACCCAACTGCATACACATGGTATGAATCACCAACGTATCGCCTACGCGCTGACGTTATTGCTTCAGGTCAGGTTTCAGTTTCAGTTTATGGATACGGCGCAATTGCAACCAAGATTGGTGCAGGCGCGTTTGGTATTAACAAGACCTGATAACAACTAACTAATCATGCGGCGGGTTCTCCCGATCTCGCCGCAGCAGTCGAAAGGAAACGGACATGCCAGTCATTGTCACTGCAAGTCAATTGCGCACGGTGCTTGGCGTGTCCGTTTCACTTTATTCAGACAGTTACCTTGACGAAATTATCAACACAAGTGAAGCGGTTATTTTGCCAATGCTGGTTGCAAACACTTCAGCAATTAACGCCTACAAATTAGATTCCAACGTCGCTTATTTCTACACCCAACGCGAACACCACTTTGTTGCAGGTCAATCAGTCATTGTGACTGGACTACCAGCACCTTTCACCGCCACTCACACAGTGGTCAAATCAGAGATGAACTATTTCACCGCAGCACTCACTTCAACTGACGTGACTTTGCGCGACATAATCCCAACAGGCACGGCAACACTTTCAGGCTATTCCGCAGCTGATATTTACGCCACAAGTGCGCCAATTGAATCAGCCGTTCTTGCAGTCAGTGTTGAGGTGTTCCAATCACGCGTTGCAGCAGGCGGTCAGATTGAGGGCGTGGACTTTGCAAGTACGCCTTACAGAATGGGACGCAGCCTTACCAATCGCGTGTCCACATTGCTCATGCCATTTTTAGACGTTGAAACGGTCTGCCAGTAATGCCAGCCAACGCCGTCGCCGATACCCGCGCAGCCTTAGCCACCGCCTTTTCTTCACTTTCGGCAACTTGCTACGCGTCAGTACCTGAATCACCAATTCCACCAGCAATCGTTATTGTGCCCGATTCGCCTTACATGGAAGTTGTGTTGATTGGCAAGGCTTCAACCAAAGTCAAAATCAACTTTGCAATCACTGCCATTGTTGCTTCAAATAGCAACGCTGGTTCGCTTGATAACTTGGAAAAACTCATAATCGGAATTCTTGCGGCAATGCCCGCAGGATACGTTGTTGGCGTTGTTGAAAAGCCAACAGTGTTGGAAGTAGGCCAAAGTCCAATGCTGGTTGCTGACATTAACGTTTCGACGTACTACACACAAACTACTTAAAAGGAGATAACGTGCCAACAACGATCATCACGGGTCGCGATTTAATCTTGACGATCGCGACCGTTAACTACGACGCGCAGGCGACCAGCGTGGTTCTAAGCAATGCACCAACAGTCACCACATATCAGACACTTGACGGCAAGGCTTACAAGCACATTGACGACCAGTGGACTTTAGATGTGGAAATGCTTGCAGACTGGGGCGCGGCTTCATCACTTTGCGAAGCACTTTGGACTGCATGGGAAGGTTCACCAAATACAGTTTTGGCCGTTTCATTAACTGCCGCAACTGGTGCGGTCTTCACTTGCAACGTCATGCCAGTTGTTCCGTCAATCGGCGGTGCAGCACCTGACGCACAGACAGTTTCACTATCATTCGTGGTAGTTGGAAATCCAAGCGAAACGTTCTAAACCTAACAATCGGGAGACAAAATGAAACTACCAATCACAATTGAATACACCAACGGGGATCAGATAACTTACACGGCTGCGCCCCCTGAATGGGTTCGTTGGGAAAAGCACACGGGTAACACCATTGCACAGGCACAGGAAAAAATCGGAATATCCGATTTGGTATTTCTTGCCTATCACGCCATGAAACGTGAAGCAGCGGGCAAACCAGTGAAGCCAATTGACATTTGGACTGAAACAATTTCTGAAGTCATTGTCGGTGAAGCAAACCCAAAAGCCACCCAGTCGGAAGCCTTGCCAGAGTAGTTTGGGAGTTAGCCCTAGCAACAGGGTTATCGCCCAGCGAATTCGAAGCAGCTGAAGACATTCTGACAGTGTTGGAAATCTTGGAAGGACGGGCAAATGGCAAGTGACGCAATCGCTTACGACAAGGCTGAATTGCGTGCCATTGTCCGTTCCTTTAAAGCCATGGACGACGAAGCAATTGCCCAAGCAAAACAACAAACTTCAAAACTTGCTGATTGGGTTCGTGGGAAAATCATTGACGCTGCGGGACGTTCTAGGAATTTGCTGGACGATCGTGTGGCACAAGGTTCAAAGGTTTCCAAATCTTCAAAGATTGGTGAAATGAGTTTTGGTTTTGCTGGTCAAAAACTAAGCGGTGGGGGCACAACGCAACAACTTTGGGGCGGTGCTGAATTTGGTTCAAACCGCTTGAAACAATTCCCAGTGTGGTCAGGTCGTGAAGGTCGTGGTTCGCGCGGTTGGTTTATATATCCAACGCTACGCAGTGCCCAGCCTGAAATTGTCCGTCGCTGGGAAGAATCGTTTTCTAAGATAGTGAAGGAGTATGACTAATGGCTGGTAGTCGCACGCTTAAACTTTCCATTCTTGGTGACGTTGACAATCTCAACAAATCGCTGAAATCTGCAACCCAAGACGTTGACACATTTGGCGACAAGATTGGCAAGACTGGCAAAATGATTGGCGCGGCGTTTGTCGCTGCTGCCGCTGCTGCTGGTGCTTACGCCGTCAAAATAGGCATTGAAGGGGTCAAGGCAGCCGTTGAAGACGAAAAGGCACAGACACAACTTGCCCTTGCCTTAGAGAACGCCACAGGGGCAACCAATGCGCAAATCGCGGCAACAGAACAATCCATTCTTAAAATGTCACTTGCCACGGGTGTGGCTGACGATCAGTTGCGCCCAGCCTTGGGACGCTTGGTGCGTTCAACTGGTGACATTACAAAGGCACAAGATTTACTTACAAACGCACTAGACATTGCAACTGCCACTGGTAAGCCACTGGAAACCGTTGCCAATGCCTTGGGCAAGGCTTATGACGGCAACAGTGCTGCCTTGGGCAAATTGGGAATCGGTCTTTCAGCTGCTGAATTGAAGACCATGAGTTTCACACAGGTACAAGGTCGCCTTTCAGATTTATTTGGCGGCGCGGCAGCACGCAACGCAGACACTTACGCTGGACGCATTGCCCGCATGCAAGTGGCATTTGACGAAGCCAAAGAGACAATCGGGTTTGCCTTGTTGCCAATCCTTGAAAAAGTTATCAACTTCATCAACCAAAATGCACTGCCAGCAATCAACGCATTTTCAAACGCGTTCAGTCTTGACGGTGGTGGTCTTGGTGGACAAATTACGCAGGTGGGCAATCTACTGACCGCAGTCTTCACGCCAATCATTAACGGACTTGTGAAGGCATTTGGCTACGTCAGGGACGCAATCGGCGACAACCTTGAAACCTTTAAAGTGTTCGGCGCATATATTGCGACTTACCTTGCACCAGTAATCGGCACAGTTTTGGGCGGGGCTTTACAGGTAGCAGGCAAAATTGCAGGCGGCGTCATTGACGTCATTGCTGGTGTGGTCAGAATTTTGAACGGTTTGATTTCAGGTGCAGTTGCAGGAATTAACGCCTTGATCAGTGCTTACAATTCGATTCCATTCTTGCCTAACGTTTCCAAGATTTCTGCACCAAGCGTGAACGTCCCAAGCATTTCAGTGCCAAAAACGTCAACGCCTTCAATTCCTTCAGTGCCAACAATTAACCTTCCAAGCAGCGCAGGAAGCACGGGCACTGCTACTGGTGGCGGTATTGCCGCAGCGGCAAGGGCTGGGGCAGGCGTAGCCGCTGCGGTTGCTGGTGGTGGATTTACTGATTCACAAAATGCAGCACGATTGGCAGCTGCTGGGGGCGGTGGCTTCACCGATTCCCAAAACGCTGCACGCATAAGCATTACAGTCAACGGGGCAATTGACAAAGAAGGCACGGCACGCACAATTGTTGAAACATTGAACAATTCTTACTATCGCGGCACTGGTGGTGCAACCGCGCTTGTGGCGATCTAATGACGCAGTGGAATCCCATTTGGAAGGTTGAAATTGACGGCGTTGAATACACCGACGCAATTTTGGCAAATTTAACAATCCGCAGCGGTCGGACAAATATCTATGAGCAGGCGCAGGCAGGCTACGTCAACATTCAATTGTTGGATTTGGCGCAAACCATAATCCCAGTCAATATCAATTCAACAATCGGTGTTTCAGTTAAGGACACCGCAGGCGTATTTGTGGCAATCTTTGGTGGCAACGTGGTTGACATTGCGTTGGAAGTGCGTGAAGTGGGTTCAACCGCCTTCACTCAAACCTACTCAATCACCGCACTTGGCGCGCTTGCCCGTTTGCCAAAAACGCTGACAAACGGCGTACTTTCCAAAGATTTTGACGGCAACCAAATTGAAACAATCTTGGGTCAAGTTTTATTTGGTTCATGGGCTGAGGTCGCTGGTGCGGTTACATGGGCAACTTATGACCCAACAATTACATGG